AAGCAAGACCAGGACGTAAATAAAAAAATGTTTAGTAAAGCATTAGAATTCGTAGCATAATGAAAAAAATAATCTACATATTAATACCTATATTCTTCTGGGCATGTAGCCCAGAGGAATTAAACACGGGAGTGTGTTTAGATGGTAATTGTGATTCACAATATTTCATTGATGAATTAGTACAACCAGATGCTTACCAAGATGTGAATGGTTACTGGCATATAGAGTTTTATGGCCCTAAATATTTTACTATTAGAGGGGAAATTGATGAAATTATACATGAGGTTAATGGAGTGCCATTAGTTGAAACAATATACGACTCAGATTATTGGGTTGCATTTGATAGTATACATTTTACAGTACCTACTTGGTCAGTATTAAGTTGGTTCACAGGTGGTGGTTTTAATAACCCAGTTCCTGTAGGAGAGATTGAATATACATTAACTGATTTAGCACAGGTTCAACCACCCTTAAATATTGCTGGATACCAGATACAAAAGAATTTTTGTTTTGAGTGCCCATATGCAGAAACACTTTTAGGTACTAGATCAAAATATAATTATACACCTCGTCAGCAATTTTATTTGGATAATGAAATGGTAGGTGATACATTACAGGTGTTTACTAAGACTATATTTAATACAGATGTAGGTCCTAGAGAAATTAGAGAACAATCATTTAAAATAATTGTAGAATAATGGAAAGACTAACAACAGAACAATCACAAGAATACATTCCTTTAAAAGAAAACTATTCAGATACAGCAGTTACAGCAGCTTCATATTTTACTTTAACACCAGGTAAAGATGGGTGGGAAAAAGTTACATATTATACTGCCAGAAAACGTGGTATTTATAATAAACAAGGTGAAGGTGATCAATGGGTTTATGTTTTAAAAAACACAGCTCAACCGGGAATGTTAAAGATAGGATATACTAAACTTACCCCAGATGAGCGAGCAAGACAAATTTCTAGTGCCACGGGTGTGCCATTACCATACGAAGTAGCATGGGCATACCGTTGTTTTAACGGCGAACTATTGGAGGGCGAAGTACATCATGCACTTAGTAAATATCGCGTAAATAACCAAAGAGAATTTTTCTCAATTGATGTAGAAACCGCGAAAGAAGTGATTAGTAACATAGGTAAAAACTTTAAATAACAATAAATTATGAAAAAAGTAGTAGAGTACACCGAAGAAGAAATATTTAATAATAAAAAAACGGATTTAGTTAATGATTTAATAGCAATATCTGTAGTTAAAGAAGAATTATGGAGATATCATCCTAACAACCCTAAAAAAGTAGATGTAGTTACAGAGTATGATGATTTAGACCAAATGGAGAAAGACATAGAGTTGGAGCTCGCTGAATTAAAGAGTTAAATATGTATAACCGAATTAAATGAGCAAAATGATAGACAAGGACAGAATTTTTGAATTATTTGGGGGAGAAGATGGTAAGGAACCAAAAAACTTAGAAGAGTTAATAACAACTGACACTGAATTCCTTAAGAGTCCAACTGCTAAATTAGGTATGTTTACTAAAATGGTACATAATCATGAGGTATTTCATAATAAATTAAAGAAATTCTTTCAACAGGAAAAACACTCATTTAATGCTACAGAAACTAAAGAAGCATCATCATTTGCTGTATTTAACAGAGCATATTCATATATTAAAGATTTAGATATGGAACATGCTGAACACGTAGATGCTGTATGGGAATTTAATTCTAAACCACTATTAAAATCAATTAACTTAGGTATTTTATATTTTGAAACAACAGAAGAATATGAAAAGTGTGCTAAGTTACACGAAATAAAAGAAATGAAAAAAGCTCTTGAAAGTTCCGTGCCTATGTAAAATCCTTCTCGTATATTGGTAATACGGGTTTTGGGAAAAAAGGGTATGAAAAACGGAATTGAAACAAAGGCAACAAGGGGTTAAGGGACACCCCATAATTAATAACGTCTCCAAATAAATATATTATGAGAAATAAAGGGTTATTCCGAAAAAGATTAGAACAATTAGACGCTGCACTTTCTGCTATTAACAATGGTGTTCAAATGAATGCAAGTAGAGGTGAAATTAAAACGCAAGTTGACAAGGCAAGAAATATTGTAGAGGAATTAGAAAGTTATGTAGAAAACGAAAATTAATAAAAAATAAAAGTTATGAAATTATCCGCTGAGCAAATCCAATCTAATTGGGTTACATTTAATAATAATATTGACACATTCATCTCTGGTGAACGTAAACAGAAATTACTTGACTTCTATAAAAAATTCGAGGACCGTATTATTTTAATGCCAGCTTCGCATAAGAAAGAATACCACTCAGCATTTCCTGGTGGTTATGTAGATCATGTTAATCGTGTTGTAAGCGGTGCCTTAGCAATGTCTGCTACATGGGAAAAATTCGGTTGTGATATGGGTACATTTACCCAGGAAGAATTAGTATTCTCAGCTATTAACCATGACTTAGGTAAAATGGGTGATTCGGAACACGAATCTTATATACCTCAAACAGATCAATGGAGACGTGATAAATTGGGTGAAGAATATATGCATAACAAATCTATAGCATTTGCTGCTGTACCTGATCGTGGATTGTTTTTACTACAAGAACATGATATTAAGTACACATTTAATGAAATGATTGCTATTCAGACTCATGATGGTTTATATGATCCGGCTAATGATAAATATTTAAAATCATTTATGCCAGAAACAAAACCTCGCACATCTTTACCATTTATCTTGCATCAAGCTGATATGATGGCCGCACGTATTGAATTTGAAATTGAATGGTTACCAAAGTTTTCTCAAAATAGCGTGGCGACGCCAAAGAAAAATTATACATTGTCGGATAATGCACATAAATCCAAGGCAAAAGCAAAAGCTTTGGGAGGTATTAGAAGCGAAGGATTAAAAAATATGTTAGATAGTTTATAATGGGAGTTGAATTAGTAATTATAGCGATATTAGGAGTTATGGTTGTGATCTTAGGATTTACAACATGGAACCTTCTATCGAAAATTGAGAAACAAGAGGATGTTATCTTTAATTACGACACATACATAAATGAATATAGCAAACAATTAGACATTGCAGACAAACGCTTAAAGGAAATAGACGAAAAAGATCTATTTAAAAGTGATGATGAAATTGGTTGGTTTTTTAAAAATTTAAAAGGGTTGCAACTTGACTTATCTAGATTTAAACAGAACCAATAACATTATATGCAACCACCTATTAGGAAAAGAAGGAAGAAATCTAAAAATTACTTCACACATGACACAGAACTAGCTATTGTTAGATACAATGGCCTTGATTCTATAGATGATCAAAAACTACGAAGTAGTGTCTATGACAAAGAAATTCATTATCCATTCTTTAAGCTTACCCAGAATATAATTCACACATTTAAATTTTATCACACAGAAGTTGATAATTTAGAACATTTACAACATGAAATAATTGTTTTCTTGCTTTCTAAAATACACCTATTTGACCCAACACGAGGAGCTAAAGCTTACTCGTATTTTGGTACGATAGTAAAACGTTGGTTGATACTATACAATACTAAGAGTTATAGTAAAAAAATTAAAAAAGTTGATGTTGATGTTTTAATGGGAGATAAATCTACCCATGTTTATAATTTTGAAGAATCAACAGGACCCGTAGATGAATTAAGTAAATATATTGAATTATTTGTAGATCATACAACAGAGAATATATATGAGTTATTTCCAAAGAAAAACGATGCTCAAATAGCAGATGCTATACTTGAGTTATTTAGAAAAAGAGAAACTATAGAGGTATTTAATAAAAAGGCGTTATATATATACATTCGTGAGATTGTAGATGTAAAAACTCCCAAAATTACCAAAATAGCAGATAAATTATATGGTATATTTAGAAGCCAATATGTCTTCTTTTTAGAAAATGGTTACGCTAGATTCTAACTCCACCCTATATCCATATTTATAATAAAACACATTATGGGACCATTAGACAGCGTCATATTTGGAGATAAAAAATTTTCGGATATTTTAGGCGAAATTTATGATAATCAAAAGAAAAAAGAATCACAAATAACAGGATTAATTTCTGAACTCAAACCCCTTATATCTGATATTGGGGATGCAACTTTGATTGTACCGTTAATTAAGGAATATTTAGAAATTGGTGTTCGTAACGACGAACAACTAATTAAAATGGCTACAATTATTCAACGTGTAGTAAACGGTCAAGGTATTGGTGATGAAAGTGGTATTACTGACGCAGAAAAAGATGAATTGCTAGCAGAACTAGATAAAATTCAAGACGCATATAAAGCAGAAAAGTCAAAAGATAAAGAGTAATGTACGTATCAGGTTTAGCTAATTTATTTAAAAATTCTGGATTCCAAGATGCGTTTCAAAACGTATTAGGAAATGACAGTTTAGATTCTGATATAATACTGGCTCGTGTAGTAGACGTATGTTTAAACACTAATTCAGCATTGTATTCTAGTTGGAACGATATAGGGACTATTCAATACCAAGATATATCAGAGCCAGCTTCACCAGACATAGTAAATAAATCATCAACAATTTCACTTCCACTACTTCCAGGATACAAAACGTACCCTTTAGTAGAT